TCCGTTCAGGTGCAGGCTCCGCCTGAGCCTGTTGAGGAGGCCGAGTAATGCCGGTGAACAGCGGTCGTGTCGCGGTTGGTACTGCGGCGACGGAAATCCCTGAGACGTGCGTCATGCCGTTCTCCATCCAGTTGCACAACGATGACAACACGGACGAAGTTTTTATCGGCGGTCCGGATGCGACTCCGACGACCGGGATGCAGTTGAACAAGTTGGAGAACCTTCGGCTTGACCTGAACCCTCTTGACCGTGTGTACGCGGTGTCTAGCAAGACCGGCCACAACCTTTCGTATGTTGTCTTCCAAAAGTCCTGCTGATGCCATACTTCATCACCGACGAAGCCGCAGACTGCGCAGGGTGGGCCACCGTAAAGGACGACGGTGAGGTGATGGGCTGCCACGACACGAATCAGGGCGCAATCGACCAAGCGCTCGCTATCGCACAGTCGGAGGGAAGCAGCTACGAGGGTGAGCGCAAGAAGAAGGATTATGTGCGCGACCTTCCCGACGCCTACCGGCCTGCCACAGCAGAAGATGTGCCGGAGGGCCGTGCGTGCGGCAACTGCGTGTTCTTCAACGAGGAGGACGTTGCGCCTGACGGTCGTGCGCGATGCACGAAGTGGGACGAGTATGTGGACGGCGGTTTCTACTGTGACGCTTGGGAGCCGCGTGAGGACGACGAAAGCCGGAATGTGGACCTAAGTCTTCCGGGTTACATGCGTGAGGCTGCTGAGCAGGGCGTCGAGTATCACGAGGAGGGGCTGTCGGGCGACGGTGTTGTTGCTCGGACGGTTGCGGATGCTCGTGCTATGGCTCGCGGTGAGATTTCGGAGGACAAGGTTGTTCGTGCGTCGGCGTGGGCTGCACGTCACCGTGTTGACCTTGACGCTGAAGGTGCGCGACCGGATCAAGATGGTTATCCGACGCCGGGGGCAGTCGCACATCTGCTTTGGGGTATCCCAACTGGTGCGCGGTACTCTGATGCTGTTGCTTGGTTCGATCGCAAGGCCGAGCAGGTAAAGGCCGACAGGAGTGTGATGATGGTGACGCCCGTTGAGCCGCGTGCCAAGGGTTCCAAGGCAGAGTTCCGTTCGTTTGAGGGCGAGATTCGCGCCGAAGGGGACGGGAACACGTTTGTCGGGTATGCGGCGAAGTTCAACGTGCCGTCGGAGCCGCTCCCGTTTACCGAGCGCATCGCACCCGGCGCATTCCGCAAGTCGCTCCGCCAGCGGTCCAAGGACGTGCGGCTTTACATCAACCACAACTCGGACATGGTGCTGGCGTCGAAGCGTTCCGGCACCCTCCGCCTTTCTGAGGACGAGACGGGCCTGCGGGTGGAGGCTGACCTGCCTGACACCACGGCCGCACGGGATTTGCGCGCCCTGATGAACTCCGGCGTCGTTTCCACCATGAGTTTCGGATTTACGGTCCCTCGTGGCGGTGATAAGTGGTCTGGTGATGGGATGGAGCGGACGCTGAACGGCATCAACCTGCATGAGGTGTCCGTCGTCACCGGATTCCCGGCTTACCCGCAGACCGAGGCTGCCGTCCGGTCGCTGGAGAAGCTTTCCGAGCGGACCGGCATCGACGTGGACGAGATTCACGAGGTGCTCGACGCGCTTGCCGATGGCGATCAGGTGGACCCGTCGAAGGCCGACCTGCTCATCAACGCCATTACCGAGGCGAAGCCGACGCCGGAGCCGCAGCCTGCCGACCTGCTTGGTCTGAAGCAGAAGCAGGTTGACCTTCTTGCGAAGAAGTGGTGACAAGCGCCAACGTGCGATAATCTTTTTGCATGTGCCGCTACCCACGCGGACCGCTTGCCGCTAACCACGCGGAAGCCACAAACCATTTCCTTCTAGTCCCTACGGGGGTGACACATGCAGCAGTACATCGACCGTCAGGTTGAGCTGCGCAACCGTGCGTGGGAGGAGGCCAAGAGCCTTCTTGACCACGCCGCTACCGAGGCCCGTGACCTTTCGGGTGAGGAGCAGGCGCAGTACGACCGCATCGTCGCTGACATTGACCGTTACGACGAGTCCATCAACCGTTTCCGTGAGGACGCGGAGCGCGAGGCGCGTGCCGTTGAGGCCCGCATCGAGGTTCCCACCGTCGAGTCCAAGGTCGAGACGACCACGGACAACGACATCCTCCGCAGCCTTCTGACTGGCGAGATTCGCGGTCACGTCTTCGAGATGCGTGACAGCTCCAGCCCGATGAGCACGTCCGCTGACGCGGAGCTCGTGCCGCAGGGCTTCTACGACCAGATTCAGGAGATTCTCCGGTACACCGGCCCCGCGTTCGAGCCGGGCCTGTACACCATCCTGAACACGGCGTCGGGGAACGACATCAAGGTTCCGCGTCAGACCGCTTTCTCGGCCGCCACGGCGACCGCTGAGGGCGCGCAGTACGCCGTCTCCAACCCGACCGGCGAGTCCTTCACCCTGAAGGCGCAGAAGGTGGGCGTTCTTCTGAAGACGAGCCGCGAGATCATCGAGGACAGCGGCATTCCGCTGGTTCCGTACCTCGCCCGTCAGGCCGGTGAGGCTGTCGGGTACAAGGTCAACGACCTTCTCGCGGTCGGCACGGGCACCGTCGAGCCGCAGGGCATCTTCGACGCCGCTGGTTCGGGCGTCACGGGTGGCACTTCTGTCGCTGGTGCGTTTACCGCTGACAACCTGATCGACCTGCTCCACTCGGTCGACTCGGCTGTTGCGGCGCGTCCGGCCACGGCCCTCCAAATGAGCCGTGCGACCCTCGGTGCGGTCCGCAAGCTCAGGGACGGCGACGGGCGCTACCTGTTCGAGTACGGGGCTGCTGGTGAGCCCCGCATCCTCGGCGAGCGCATCGTTGAGAACCCGTTCGCTCCCGCCGTTGGTGCCGGAAACAAGTCGGTCATCTACGGTGACATGAGCAGCTACCACGTCCGTCAGGTCGGGGGTATCGAGGTTGCGCGTAGCGACGACTTCGCCTTCGACACGGATGAGGTCGTGTGGCGTGTGGCCATGCGCGTCTGGGGTGACCTCGGACAGTCCGCGAACGTCAAGTACTTCGAGGGCGGTTCGTGATCTGACTGGTAAGTTCCGGGGCGGGTCGGCAGCGCAGGGCCGGCCCGCCCCGGTACCTGCGTCCCTGCGCTGACAAGTGAGAAGCAAGTGGGAAAGCCTGCGCGTAGTCCCCGAGTTCATTGGTTCTCTAACCATCCTGAGATGGGTACCGGATACGGAACCCAGTCTGCTCAGGTGTTGCGGCGTCTGAAGCGGCGCGGCCATTCGACATCTGTTCATGCGAACTTCGGCCATCTGAACAGGATTGGCAAGTGGCACGGAATCCCGGTCTACCCGCAGGGGTACGATTCGTGGTCGCAGGACGTGATCATGTCCCACTATCGGGACGTGCAGATTCAGGACGACTCTCCGCTTGTTCTTGCGACGCTGTGTGACGTGTGGGTGCTGGCGAACCCGCGTCTAGACGACATCGACACGATTTGGTCGTGGGTGCCTATCGACCATAACGGTGTGCCTCCGGCCGTTGAGAAGTGGCTGGTGAAGCCGAACGTGACGCCGATTGCCATGTCGAAGCACGGTTCGACGGCGATGTCGGCGAAGGGCATCCATCACGTTTACATCCCGCACGCTTTGGAGAAGCATTGGAAGCCTTCGGAGTTCAAGACTGACCCGTGGCCCGGCAAGTTTGTCGTCACCATGCCGCAGGCCAATAAGGGGGTTCTCCCGTCTCGCAAGCAATGGGGCGAGAACCTGCTCGCGTTCTCCATCTTCGCTCGTGACAAGGACGATGTGGTTCTCTACCTGCACACGGACCTAACAGGTTCGGGGCATGGCATCGACCTTGGCGCGCTGATCAAGGCTTGTGGCATTTCGCAGGACAAGATTCGGGTTGTCGACCAGTACGAGCACCGTATGGGTGTGGACGATGACACGATGGCCGCCATCTACTCGCGGTCCGACGTGCTCCTGTCCGCCTCGGCGGGAGAGGGGTTTGGCCTGCCGGTGTTGGAGGCGCAGGCGTGCGGCACGCCGGTGATTGTGTCGAACTTTTCGGCGCAGCCGGAGCTGGTCGGCGACGGGTGGATTGCGCAGGTTCAGCCGCAATGGAATCCGACGCAGTTGGAGTGGTTCTCGACGCCGCTGGTTCCGTCTATTGTGGAGGCGTTGGAGAAGGCGTACGAGCGTGGTCCGTACAAGGTTTCGGAGCAGGCTGTGGAGTTTGCGAAGCAGTATGACGCGGACCGGGTGTTTGACGAGGGTTGGGTGCCGCTGCTGGACGGTGCGGCATGAGGCTTCTTTGGCTTTCCCATCAGTTCGCCGCGTTTGAGCCGCAGCCGAAGCGCACGGGTCTGCTTCCGGGCCTGTACGCCGGTGGCGCGGAGATGTCGACGGAGGAGATGCTTGCGCAGGCTCCGGAGGGTGTGGAGGTTGTTCGGCATCATCTGCCGTTGGCGTTGCCGGACCTTGACGAGTACGACCTGATTGTTGTCGGCGCGACGGAGCATCTGAATCCGGCGATGCAGACGGCGCTGCTGCCGTACCG